TATAAGTCCAAGTCTATATATAGTAGAATATAAGGTGTAAGAGTTGCCAATGAGCAATTCTAAGAACTAAATAGCAATTGAGGTGCGGTATATTTTGTATTTGAAAATCAACGAGTATTGTTTCTAAGTCATTACAATCTATATTATTTTCTAACTGTACCGCACCTCTTATATTGCATTTTGTAAACTAATACCGCACATATAATCCTTTCCAATGATGCAATAACAACTAACTATACGTTTCATGAGATAAACCTTTTAATAAAAATGTTACATACTACAAACAACTGGCGGTATTAGTTTAGAGGATGTAATTGCATATTGAAAACTAAAGCTATATATGTTCCATTAAGAACCGAGCATCTTGGTTAGTGATAAATACGAGTGCTAGCCGTGATTACAATTCATATGCTCGTGTTGGTGAGAGCCAACTATATAACTTTGGTTTTGAGTATGCAATACAAATGAATAAAACTATCACATAATGAGGTATATCCACGGCGATATATCTCATTTTTTGTATAAAGTTATCAAAAGGGGAGAAATGATGACTGATATATTGTGTTGTAAAAGCAAATGCTTAAACAACAAGAAAGGGAAATGTACGGCTAATGTCATTGAGTACGACGGATTATGCCAAACATACATCACACAGGGGAACGCAAGAAAAAGTACATGCGGTTTGTGTGTTAGATCTAATGGGAAGTTAAAGCGGAAAGGTGGTGAAGTACTAAAATGATTAATGCAATTAAACAATTCATTAAGGATAGAGCGTTATTCAAAAAAGCTGCACAAGATTTAGACAATAAAGACTTACAGGCAAAAGCGAAATATGCGTTTGAACATCGTGAAGATAATGTGTTGAGTATTATTGATTGCCTAGCTATTGTGTGCGGTGTATTGATTATAGTCGGTATTGTGTGGTGTTTAATGTGAATTATCAACCAACAATAAAGAAACTACTTAAAGCATTACAAATGAATGGTAGGCGGTATGTAGTCGATGTAAGGCAATCATGGAGTAAATACGATAAGCCTTGTAAGGTGTATATCGTCAATCGAATGTACACGGAAGAGGAATACAAACTGACATTTCCTCATAAGTACAAAAAGGGCAAGACCTTTAAACAAGGACAACTCTATAAGAAAGAAAGTGAGTATAGCAGTACTAAGCAACATGAAGTACTGCTATTTTTAGTTAGAACATATAAAGGTGGTGATTGATATATGGCAGATGCTAACACCTTAACAGAAAAAGAACGTATATTTGCAGATGAGTATATCAAGACTACCAATGCAACACAGAGTGCTATTAAGGCTGGATATGCAGAAAATAGTGCAAGCGTAACAGGAAGTAAGATGCTAAGAAAACCTAAGGTACGGCAATATATAGATGCAGTCATGAACGAGCGAAGTAAAAATACAATTGCAACTGCTGATGAAGTGCTAGAATACCTAACTAAGGTTATGAACGGCGAAGAAAAAGATGCATTTGGTTTGGATGCCTCAATTGCAGATAGAACTAAAGCAGCCGAGTTGTTAGGTAAGCGACACATGCTATTTACTGAAAAGGTAAAACTTGATGCAGAAATTGAGATTGATATATCCGACCGCATGAAACAAGCAAGGGTGAAATCAGATGAAGTACAACAAGGCACAACTGATTGATGCGTTGGGTTCGTTTACGCATGATCCATTAGGTTTTGCATACTTTTCTTTTCCTTGGGGTGAAAAAGGAACACCGCTTGAAAACTTTGACGGCCCTGATGAATGGCAAGTTGACACCTTTAAGAAAATAGGTGAAGAACTACGCAAGGGCAAATCGTTGGCGAAAGCAATTCAAATTGCAGTTGCATCAGGTCATGGTATTGGTAAGTCGGCGTTTTCATCGATTTTAATTCTATTTGCTATTGCTACACATGAGAATACGAGGGGAGTTGTAACCGCTAATACTGATACACAGTTAAAGTCTAAGACTTGGGCGGAACTTAACAAATGGTACAACCTGTTCATAGGTAAGGAACTATTTACCTATACGGCAACCGCATTGTTTAGTGCTGATAAGCAGTACGAAAAGACATGGCGGATAGATGCTATTCCATGGAGCGAAAGTAATCCAGAAGCATTCGCAGGCTTGCATAACCAAGGCAACAGAATACTTATCATATTTGATGAAGCATCCGCTATTTCCGATAAGATTTGGGAAGTAACAGAGGGTGCATTAACAGATAAGGAAACCGAGATTATATGGTGCGTGTTTGGAAACCCTACACGTAATAGTGGCAGGTTCAGAGAATGTTTTAGAAAGCATCGTGCATATTGGACTACCTATCAGATTGATAGCCGTACTGTTAAAATCTCAAACAAAGCGAAATTACAAGAATGGGTTGATATTCATGGTGAGGATAGCGACTTTGTAAAAGTGCGTGTAAGAGGTATATTCCCTAGTGCATCGGATACACAATTTATATCCGCATCAATCGTTGATGAAGCACAAAAGCGAATGTACAGAGTTGGTGAGTTTAACAACCTACCTGTAATTATCGGTGTAGACCCTGCATGGACTGGTGGCGATACATTAGAAATCGTGATGCGTAATGGCTATTCCATGAAATGCTTGGCAACAATTGAAAAGAATGACGATGATATGCGAATGGCTAATCTTATTGCACAGTTTGAGGACGAATACAAAGCTGATGCAGTATTCATAGACCAAGGGTACGGAACTGGTATTTATAGCATTGGTAAGTCAATGGGTAGAAAATGGCGGTTGGTTGCCTTTGGTGGTGCTAGTCCTAACAATATGTATCTCAATATGAGAGCGTACATGTGGGGTGAAATGAAAGAATGGCTAAAAGAGGGCGGTGCAATTCCTAATGAACAAGGACTGTACGATGACCTCGTAGGGCCAGAAGCGATCATTGATAAAAACGGCCGTATCCAACTTGAAAGTAAAAAGGATATGAAAGAACGAGGCTTACCATCACCAAACAAAGGCGATGCATTAGCCTTGACCTTTGCATTTAGGGTCACTAAAAAAGTAAATGGCAATCACAGAAGAGTAGCTAATACAGAGTACAAACCATTTGGGTAAAGGGGGAATGTGAATGTGTATGAAAAGCAAAATGCCTGATGTTAAACAGCCAGCACCTGCACCAGTCGCACAGACTGATGACATGACGCAAAAGAAAGATGATCAATGGTTCACCGATAAAAAGCGTAAGAAAACTGGTTATGACAGTACCATCTTGGCTAGTGCGTTAAGTCAAGCAACAGGCAAAACAACATTAGGCGGTTAATATGAGTACTATCTTATCAAGCCTAGCAAGGCAACCGACAGAAAAGCCTGTAGCTAAACCAAAAGACTATAAAAAAATAAAAGCTAAATTCAATCAGATGTTCACCAATCGACAAAAGTACGTTGAGAAATGGAAGATGATTAGAGACTATCAGTTGCCATTCCTTGGTGTGTTTGATGGTGAACAAGACCAATCGAAACTATATACCGATAAAATCCTTACTGGTATTGCATGGGAAAGTTGCCAAATATTTGCTAGTGGTGTAATGAGTGGAATGACACCACCTAGCCGTAAATGGTTTAAGCTAACCATGGAAAATACCGACATGGCAGCAAATAGCGATGTAGCAAAAGTATTAGATGAACGTGAAGAAATATTGTATGCAGTATTTGCAAAATCCAATTTCTACAATGTGGTTCACCAAGTCTATATGGAACTACCATTCGGACAAGCGCCGATGTCAATCATGCCTGATGGTAAAGTTGGTGTACGTTTCACATCGTATCCAATTGGCACTTACGCATTAGAATGTAATGCTAATGGTGAAGTTAACACGTTTGGGCGGAAATATAACATGACTTGCGACCAACTCGTGGAAGAATTTGGATATGATAACTGTACCGATAAGATTAAAAACGCATACGATGACGGCAAGGGTAATGCAACTGTATATACTGTTTGTTGGCTAGTGTGCGAGAACAAAGACCGCAACGGAAAACTGGGTAACAAGAACATGCCTTACTCCTCTATTTACTGGGTTGAGGGGAGTAGGGATGATGAAATCTTGCGACATAGTGGTTATGAAGAATGGCCTATTCCGATTGCACGGCACACTACACATGATCTAAATGGCTATGGCAAGGGCAGTGCATGGTTCGCACAATCTGATGCAATGATGTTGCAGAAGTTGGAACTAGACAGATTAACAGCTATTGAACTCGGTGTAAAACCGCCAATGGCTGTTACATCTGATGTAATCGGTAGTGTATCACTATTTCCAGGCGGTATTACCGAAGTCGATACAGGCGGTAAGGTTGAACCTATCTTTAACGTAGGTATCAATCTTGATTGGATTATGCAACAAATCATTGAAGTTAAAGACAGTATCAAACGTGCATACAGTGCTGATTTATTCCTTATGCTCGATAACATGGACAATGGACAAATGACGGCAAGGGAAGTCATGGAACGCACGCAAGAGAAACTGCAACAATTAGGGCCTGTAGTTGAAAGGTTACTATCTGAATTTCTTAATCCGATTATCGAACGTACCTATGCGATATTAGATCGTGCAGGTGTGTTTCCACCAATCGATGAAGCATTGTCGGAAGAGTTAAACGGCCAAGATGTCAAGATAGAGTACATTTCACCATTGGCACAGGCACAGAAAGTATCTTCATTAACTTCAATCGAACAGTATTTTGCGTTCCTTATGTCATTAGCACAGGGCAATCCTAACATTCTACAAAAATTCAATTTTGAGGAAGCAGCGGATTATTATGGTGTTAACCTCGGTGTACCTGCAAAAGTAATTGTATCGAATGATGAATATCAAGCTAAGATGGAAGAACAACAACAGGCACAACAAGAACAAGAGGAACAAGCACAAATGATACAAGCGGCACAATTAGCACCTCAAATGGCTAGTGCAGCAAAACAAGCAACCGATGCAGCAAATGATGGAAACCCTGTTATGCAACAGTTAATGGGAATGGGGTACTAGATGAAGCAGAAAAGAGATTATATGCGAGAGCGTGATGTTGAAGCGCTAAACCACGTACTGAGTGATGAACTTGGTAGGTGGTTTTTTTATCGCATTCTTGACCGAGCAAAACTGAATAGCCAATCATTCACAGGCAACAGTACAACATTCTTTAATGAGGGAATGAGGGCTGTTGCTATTTTATTGCAAAACGATTTAGGAAAGATTGGCGATGGTGTAGAGGGTGTTAAGAAATATCACCTAGCACAAATAGAAAATATTCAGATGCAAAAATATTTCAAGACTTTAGAACAAAGCGAATTAGAGAAAGGTGAATAACCATGGATGAAAATTTAGAACAAGGCACAAACAATAACACGGATAGTGCAAATGGTGGAACACCACAGGACACGAACACACAAGACCAACAAAGTACGATTTTAGGCGGTGGCGGTGATACTAACACCGACCAACCTGCAGAACCTATTGTATATGATTTCTCAACTGCATTTGATGGTGGCGAAGTAGACCAAACCATCGCAGATGAGTTTTCAAAAATGCTAAATGGTGTAGGTGCTACGCAAGAGCAAGCATTACAGATGGCTAAGTTTGGTAATCAATATGCTACCAATCTTGTAACGGCCTATGAGAACCAAAAGCAAGAAGCACTCAAAGCACAATACAAAGGTTACGCAGAAAACGCTCGTGAGGTATTAGGTAACAAATTCGATACTACTGTTAGCCAAGCGGCCGCAGGTGTTGAAGCAGTAGAAAAGACAATTCCTAATATCCGTGAAATCCTAGCAGAAAATGGCTTGGGTAATCGTGTAGAAGTAATTCAACTATTCGCACATATTGCTGGTATGGCAAGCGAAGATAGCAACGCAGGGAATAACAGACCTGCAAATAATCAATCTGACGAAGCTATTAGACGGAATATGTATCCGTCCATGTTTAAAGATTAAAGGAGATTAATTAATGGCTACAATTGGAACTAACAATCCTACATTATTGGATTTACAAACTCGTATGGATCCAAATGGTAAAATTGCACAAATCATTGAGCAATTGAACCAAACAAACGAAATCATTCAAGATATGACAATGATTGAATGTAACGATGGTACATCTAACAAAACAACTG